ATCAAGGAGAAGACCATGCTGATACTCACCCGCAAAGTCGGTGAAAGCATAAACATTGGTGATGACATCACGATCACCATCCTCGGAGTCAGCGGCCAACAGGTCCGCATCGGCATCAACGCTCCGAAAAACGTGGCAGTGCACCGTGAAGAAATTTATCAACGCATCCAGGCCGGCCTGACCGCTCCGGACAAGCCGCAAACGCCCTGAGCCACTCTGCATTACGTAGCCAGTCCTATTGCCGTCGCGCAAGACTGGCTAAAGATTCACGCGCCGTTTAGCCATCCGCATTTCACCCCGCTGGGCACGGCGCCTGAAGCATGCTGACTCCTTTCACTTGCCCCTTCCCTCTTTTCTTGCGCCGATATTACCTTTCACTTCTGGAGCTGGCTGTCGGACGTTTCCGATAGAGCGCGGAGAATTTCGCCTTTTCTCGTACCCGCCAAACGCACGCATCGCTCCGGTGACCAGCAGCGTCAACGCCGAAAGCCCCCACAGGTTATCGGCGAGCAGAACGCGCTTGGCCGCTCCCGTACCCGACGCAAATAGGCTGGACGCTCTGCCACGCGCCAGCACTGCCCAAAAGGCCAAGGCAAACGCAAACAGGTGAATCGCCGCAAGAATCCACTGACTCAGCATCGACGCGCTCCTCTATAAAGAGTCGAAAATCGGCCAGTCATTAGTAGTCGAAAAAACGGCGCCTCGCTCGGAGGTGGTGGAGCGACGGATTGCCAAATGCCAAATCGCAGGCAAAAAAAATCCCAAGCAGCTGATGGAAGCTTGGGATTTAAAAATGCATAAACCGTGGTGGTGAACGCGAGGCAGATGTTACTTAAGTTCACAACCACCAACAAGGCTTTTTCGATAACCGGTTGGAGAAAAAAATCTGTAAGTCTTTCATTAGCCACATTTTTTTAACGAAAAATCAGAAAAACAACCGTCTGCCAGCCGATGAAAGCCGGAGTCGAATGCAATCACCCCCCCGGGGACAACAGAAAATTGTTTCAGTTTTATGCTTCAGAAAATATTTTTCCCGTAGAATATCCACCTGAACAGAAACAGATCGAAAATCAGGTCAAGGAAGAATTCGTGGGACGCATTACCGCTGCTGTATGGCCTCTACTTTCCATCTTCGCTTTCTCCGCCAGTGCAATTGCTGCACAGGACGATTACTACGCGGGCTACTCTATCGTGAGTGTTGATGGCGACATGCCGATCCGCACCGTGATAGTGAAGCGGGTCAGTCAGGATTTCGTTTCCTATCGCGGCTTTCAATTCGATTGCACCAATCAGGCGCTGAGTCAGAGCGGATTCTATAACGCCCCTGATCTGGCTCTTGGCGAATTGGCCAAGGCTACGCCTTCGTCAGGCAACTACACATTCATGACTGACCGCGCCCGCGCTAAAGCTTGTGACATCGAGAGCTCGCAAACTCTAGGTGGACTGAATCAGCCGCAGCCTCAAGGACCTTCCTGAATCTGCTCGCAAATCCACCCCGGCGTGACATGAATCAGCACAGTTTGCTCGAGTGACTGCCCGGAATGGCTGATCAGGCCCAATCTGATCAGCCATTCGCCAAAATCAACAGCCAGACGAAACCGGAGCCATCGCCATTTTCCGCGCCATGGGCTTCGCCAAGTACGCCGCCGCTATCTAAGCCCCACCCCACCGAACCGATCAAATTATCATCTCAGCCAGTCGACCTTCTGACGACGTATGAAGGGCTGTTCCATGCCGTTTGCTGCAAATGAAAAAGGAACGCACTGAGCGGAAGATGTGTTCGGTGGTCGCCTGCTTGAAGTTTGCCCAAACATCAGACAACAAAAAAGGGCTCACCTTTCGGTGAGCCCTTCCAGACCGCCCAGCAGAGCGGATTTTGTTTGGTAGGCGCGATTGGACTCGAACCAACGACCCCCACCATGTCAAGGTGACCCCGAAACACACGCAACCTATTGATGCATAAAGGAAACCCACCGAAATTGGTAGGGTGAAAAACTGACCTTACCCGCTATAAGAATCAACAACTTAGCGCTGTATTTTCCTACAGTGCTCTGCCCTTCTACGGCGTTCTGCCGATCAAATTTTTCTCTGCTATTCTGGTTTCGTCCAAGGAGGAAACCAATGCCAAACTCTGATCTGCTCCCTTCCCTACTGTTCAAAATCAACGAAAACCAGCTCGCCCTTGAAGCCGCCATCATGGAGCTCACTTTATGGGTCGAGCAGCGCGGATCCGCCGATGTCGCCGAAAACGTCCGAAGCTCTCTCGCCGCGATCGATCGAAATGAAGAATTCATCAAAATGACGTTGGCTGTTTTGATGGCGCCGGACTGACAGCTCGTCGCCGCAGCCTCGCCTACGTTCCGCCCCTCGATTACTGTATATGCAACCAGTATCCAGTAAGGCGCTCACGTGGACCCCCTCTATATAGAAGACACCGACGATTGGCTCGGCAACCCGACCCCGCTCGAAACCTGCCGACACCAGCTCAGGATGTACGAGAACGAATTCGAAGCGCTCACTCTCAAGCTCGATCGAGCGCTGGCGAATATCGAAGGCCTGGTCAGAGACAATGACGCGCTCAGGCTGGAGAGGGATTCTCTCAAGGCAAAGCTTCAGTACGCCGAGGGGGATTTGCTGAGTGAAAGGCGAAGATTCGCCGACGTCGAGCACAGCAGAAACTATCTGTTCAATGAAAACCAGCGCCTGATCAGAGAAGCTCGAGACCGGGAGGAGCTGGCAGGTCATTGCGAATGCTGCGCCGAAAAAGGTTTGTGACGAAGCAAGCGCTGGCGGGTCTACGCTGAATCAGATCCAGCCGAGGGCATGGCAATGTGCGGACGACTTTCCCAGTACAGCGGAATCCACGACTTCGTGGCAGCGCTCAGCATGCCGAACGCGCTCATCAACTCGACCGGCGAGCAGCCCTTCGAGCGGTACAACGCCGCGCCGACCACCCAATTGGCCCTCTTCCACCAGGAAGGCGAGTTTCTGCACGCGGACATGGTTCGCTGGGGATGGCGCCCGCATTGGGCGAAAGACCGCGCCGCGCCAATCAACGCCCGCGTGGAGAAAGTCGCCCATGGCCCGTTCTTCCGCGCGATCTGGCCGCACCGGGCAATCATCGCGATCAACAACTGGTTCGAGTGGGTCGATGAAGGGGGGCCGAAGAAGCAGCCCTACCTGATCAGGCACCGGGACCAATCCCCAATCCTGTGCGCAGCGATCGGCCAATACCCGAACGAGGAGCACGGCCCCGGCGAGCACGACGGCTTTGTAATCATCACCGCCGACAGCGCCGGCGGCATGGTCGACATCCACGACCGGCGCCCGGTCGTTCTCCCGCCGGAGCTCGCGCGGGAATGGCTGGACCCGGCCACGCCCAAAGAACGCGCCGAACAGATGGCGCTGCAAGAGGGCGAGCCATCCGAGGCTTTCGAATGGTTCAAGGTCGATCGCGCCGTGGGCAACGTGCGCAATCAGGGGCCGGAACTGATCAAGCCGGCCGAATGATTCATCGTTGCGACAAGGTTTTCAGGTGCTCCACCAGAGCAGCTTCGAAAATGATGTAGAGCCTTTCAGCATCGCCGGAGCGCAATGCGCCGGCGGTTTCCAGCCCAAGCACGAAACCTTCAGCCCGTGCTCCCGCCTTCACTGCAGTGATCATCGAATCTGTCCGGACGATCTGCGCCAGCAGGCGATCGGCCTCTCGCTGCATCTTGTCGCCCATAACTACGCCTTCCACAACTTTACCCTTTATATTCAGCGCGACATCCAATACATCACTGCCAGGACGACCGTAACCCAAACGAGGGTCATCAAGAACGAAAGCCCTGCAAGTCGCTTGTCCACGTACATAACGCCATCATCAAAAAGGAATGATGGTTCAAGACCAAAGGCCCCGCAAGCGTGGCTCAGAGCCATCAATTTCAGCACGGCGCGCTCAAGCCAGCACATTGCGCGCCTTCTCCCACAGCGCCAGCCTATCGGCCAGACCGTTCAGCCCGCCATTGATGCGCCGGGTGATGGTGTTGAATTGATCTCGATCGGCCAAATCATTCAGCCCCTTCTGTTTCCAGAACCACGCTGCCGACATCGCGGCATGCTGCGGCAGTTCGAGCAGCTCGGGATGGCTGATAAGGTCGAGCCCCAGCGCGTCACCGCACTTGGCGTAGTTCGCCCGGCCTGTGATTTGAATCAGGCCGCGACCGCAATACTTCCGGCCATCGCCCGGCACGCTATTGCCCAGGTCATCACGACCTTCGTACCCGCGCTGGGCAGCGGTCGGCCCCCAGATTTCACGGACATAGCGCAGCTGCCCAGACTCATGGCCAATCTGCGCAATGAACGCGGCGGCGCGCTTTGTGCCCACGATCTGGTAGTGCTGCATGGCGGTGTTCAGGACGGAAACAAAAACGCCCGCTTGGGTGCGGGCGTTCGGGAGGATCTGCAGCAACTGCTGCTGGGTGATCGGCATGACATTCTCCAGGCAAAAAAATACCCGCTCGATGGCGGGTCGCTTAATAGTTCTGATCACGCTGGGACTGTCGGCCAGTTGACGGTTGTGGGGTAGCCCGGTTGATCAGTCACTCTGTTCAGCGAAACTCTGTATTTCTTCCAGGCGATCAACAGCGCCGCTTCAGCGTCTGTCGCTTCGCCAATGTCTGCCGCATCCTGCAAGGGTGTGATCTCGTAATCAGCAACTGCGCGAAGACTGGCAGCCTCTGCGGCAGTTTCCGCTGTGAGCTGATCGTAGGTCTTCGGCGGCTCGACGAACTCAGAATCATCCATCACGGTTCCGCCATTTGCAGCGGCGTATTCGTAGATATCGATACCGGGCGCAACAACCTGCTTCAACCCTTCCGGCGTTTTGATGATCAGCATCAGTTTTTACCCCCGGCGATAATCAGGTTTACAACGGAAAAGTCTCTGGTGCTACCACCCGGCACGCCTGTAACGATCCTGACTTTGTTCACTGTTCGCGCCGAACCGTTGGCACCATTTTCATAAACAATTGCCTGCACCGCATTGTCGTCGCTCGCCATGCCGGTTACAAAAAACGACGTGTGACTCATTGGAGTTGCAAAATTGATGTCGTAGATCCCTGTGGTTATTTTGGTGATGGAAGCCACGTTAAAATTATTGATAATCGTGGGTCCTGATCCAATAAAAAGAACCGACGCGGTAATAAGCCCCTGCGCGCTCCCACTGACTTTTGTGGACAGCGCAACCGATAAGTCCGTTTGGTCAGTAATTGCTCCCCTGAGCTTTCCCCACGCCAACCCGTCCTTACGTCCGGTACCGCCTTGATCCAGACTCAGGGCGGTGGTGAGCCCACTAATGGCGGTGATGTCGTCGTTCGCCCCTTTCTTGGCTCTGCCGTTGACCTGGGCCTGAAGTTTTCCAAATGCTGCGACGATGGCGTCGGTGGCCACGACAGACGAGGCGTCGGAGGTAGAGAGGCCGGTGAGTGGCGCGGCTCGAGCGCGCGCATCAGTAAAGTATTTGTTATCGCCCTCAGGCAGGCCGTCCGTGTCACTCAAGCCCAGCGCTTCACGAACTCCCGGCACCGTTGGGGTGGTTCCCAACACTGCAAGCACTCCACCGAACTGGTTCACAAGTCCGCGAAGTGCGTCGGCTGAGTCTTTGACATAACCCTGCATCGGTGCGATCGCATAGCCGCCTGCGCCCGCCGAAGCTCCCTGATAGGGCGGCGAGATCGATATCGCTGTGTCGCCTGCGATGTTGGTGACTTCATACCAACCTCCGTCAGGACCGCGAAATGCATCACCGACCCGGCTGTTGGCAATGAATGCGGTGCCCGTGCCGATAACAGCATTGGAATTTTGGTTGACGGACACCGTTCCCGATTTGTACCAGGGCATCGTGTATCTCCAGAATTTATGGGTTCAGGCCAGCAATTTGGCGCAAAGAAATGGGCGGTGGCCCTGATCAGTCCAGGCGTTTGAGGCGAGGCTGTACATGAGGATTCTGTTGTTGGCGTAGTCGACACCGAGCGCGCAACTGCCGCCTGATGAGTTGTTGTGACAGGTCATCGTGAACGGGTTGATGGAAACGAACTCCCCTGGCCCCAGAGCTTTTGATATCCCCCAGATGTATCGCTGACTGACGGAAAGTTGCTCGACGCCTAGATATGTCCAGTTGCCCGCTGCGAATGTGACGACAACTGCCGGAGCACCACTGTCATAACAAAGCGCGCCGTTTTGGTCCCATAGGCGTAGACCATATACAGAGGTGCCCATTGAGGCCCAGGCAGCAACGAAATACTGCCCGCTGAGAGATTCGTTCACCTTTGAAGCATTCATCGAGAAGCCGGTCCAGTTCCCCGGCCCTCCGGTGAACCAGACTGAATACGGAACTTGTATCACTCCCGTTTGATTGGGGCGGATGAATACCAGTGGCGGGTCTTGGCTTGTGACAGCGCGGGGAAATGTTGCCGTCGCATTCGCGACACCGGCATATGACCCTCTTGTCAGCATGCAAAGCCGCGGCGCCTCTGAGTCGATCTGTACAAACGAGCTGTCATTGATGCTCTGAAATCCATAGCTCATGGTGCAAACCTTATGGCGTAGGCCTTTGACACCACTTGAGACTGAAGCAGTGTCGTGGCCGATGGGTTTTTTGGCCGCACCACCACCTGACCGGGCGCCGTCGTTACATACGGGTAGCATCTCAAGTTGCCCGACGAGTCATTTTCGGAAGGCTGCACGTCCTGTGCTCTCGTCGGGATGATCATGAAAACGCAATTGGCCGGGTTAAAGCCGGGAATGTTCAGCGTGTAGCTGGGCACGGAGCCACTGAAATCAATCACACCCTGCCAGATCACCTGGTATGTGAAGGTGTTTGTGTCCATAGCGAGCTGGCCGCTCTCATTGAAGACACGCAGGCCAAATAGAGCCATTGGTTACCCCAGATAGCCAAGACGAACACGCAAGACATTGTTGGCGTCGTAGACCGAGACGTTGAGTGAGTTGATCACCAAGCGGCCCTGCCCTGGAACGATGCCGTTTATTTCAAGCGTACCGTCTTTGTTGAGAATCCAGCCTTGCTGGCCGGCAATGTAGTTGGAAGAGCTGATGTAGTTGCCGATCTTCGCGTTGGTGATTGAGCCGTCCATGATGAAGGCAGAATTCATGAAGACTTGACCACCTTGCACCGCAAACGGCACGGAGATGGCGCCTCCGGCAATCGTGTTGACGATGGCAAAACGGTCAGCACTGACCAGGAACTGGCTTTGCAAGCCTGCACCGGTGTTCTCGATGCCGAGGCCGACACCTGCTGCAACGTACTGCCCATTCGCAGTTACCTGCATTTTCACCGACCACATCGTGCTCAGCTTGCCAGCGGTGTCGGCGTAGGCTGTCGAGGTCTGCTGAATAGCTGCCGAGTTTTGGCCAATCGATACGTTCAGTTGTTCGAGTTTTGTTGCGGTCGCCGATTCATTTGTTGCGACAACTTCCTCGAGCAGGGTGATATTTGCCGTGTTCTCGCCGACCTTCGCATCAAACGTTCTGATGCTTTTGGCCATGCTCTGGTTTTCGCTTGCGCGGACTTTCTCCTCGGTCGCGATGGCTGCAGTGCTTGTCCATCCTTTCAGCGCATCGGTTAATTCACCTTCACCATCGTCATCACGGAATGAAGCGCGCAAAGCTTGAAACGCTGTGGCCTGCGCGGTGACTTCGCCGTCGAGTTCGATGATCTCAGCGGTATTGGTAGCCACCTGCTGGGCAAGTCCATTCGCAGTCTCGACGGTCTGCCCAACATCGAGCCAGTAGAGCGGGTTCGGCGGCGACATGTTGAGCGGAACCGGGCCGGTTGCCTGGTAGATCCGCTTGCCCTGCACCACCAGGTCGTACTCTTCGTAGGTGGCTTCTGGGTCGTAGCCTTTCAGGCCGTCGAGCGCATCGATCTGTGCCTGCAAGCCTGGGATCTTGTCGATCTCGTCTCGCAGGTCCTGACCAAGCTCCGTTTCCGTGATTTGTCCGGCGATCATTTCCAGAATGGCGGCGGCATCCGAACTGGATTGCCCCTGCACGCCAAGCCCGATCGGACACCACGGACCGATGTTGCCGATCTTGTCTACGATGCGCCCCCAAAAATAGAAGGTCACACCAGCGCGCAGGCCGAGCATGGAGAAATCGCTCTGCGGATAGGCCAGGTCTGTCAGCTTGGTCGCGGCCTCAAGATCGGTCGTCGGCCCGTACCAGATCTCGGTGCGCTGGCTGTCCTCGGCGCCAGCAGGGAATCCCCACTTGAGGTAGATGCCGAACAGCAGCGGCGTGGCAGTCAGGAACGCCAGCGCCGGCGGCAGCCCTTGCTTACCGCTGAGGTTGGTCAGGATCGAGTTTCGCCACGGCGACGTGATGTCGAAGGCGCTCACCGCGCGGGCGCGAGCCACGTAGGCACCGGCATAGATGCCGACCACGTCCACGTTGGTCATGCCGGTGCGTTGTAGCTTGATCCAGTTGCCGCTGTCCTTGCGCCACTCAACGTCGTAGCCGACCGCGCCGTCCACGGCTGGCCAGCTGATCGTCATGGTGGCAACGGCCAGCCCCTGCACGACCGATGAAGTCGACGACAGCGTAACGCTCGCCGGCGCCGGTACGACGGTGATCGGGATCACGCTGATCGGACGTTCTTCCAGGCGTGCGCCGGTGTCGATGAAAGCAAACTTGCTCGGCTCGAACTGGAGCGCGCTGATCTCGTAGTCGCCCTCGGTGGTGCGCTTGGTGCGCAGCACGCGATACAGCGGGATTGCCAGATCATCGGCGTCGAGTGCCCATTGCAGCTGCGCCACCGGCGGCTCGCTGTAGGCGACTGTGACGGTCACGGCGCGGCCGTTGACGCTTTGCACGGTCCGACCTTCGGCGCGGCCGCCCGGGAGGTTGATGATCAGCCGGTCGCCGGCCTTGGCCTGGGTGTCGCGATCGAGCGTGATAACCCGCCCCGCCACCGCCGAGATACGGCCGCCCACCTCACGACCAGCCAGCAGCGAATCCGCAACTGGGATGATGTGACCCGGCAACGGGATAACGCCTTCCATACCGGTCTTGAAGGAGACGGTGCGGTCTTGGTTGTTGCTGAGGATGGCCCATTTACCCCGGCGCTGTGCCTCGGAGGCGCGGGTACAACCAATGGCGCTCAGCTCGGTCGGCCGGTCGCCGTAACGGCGTTGCAGATCCAGGTCAGCGAACGGAATGACGTCGGTGTCGTAGTTGTTTGCCGGGTTGTCGTAGCTCACCAGCGCCCGGGTGTAACGGGTCTTCGCCGAGGCGCTGCCATAGGAGAACTTGCCATCGATCACGTTGGACCGGGTAAAGACGTAGTCGAAGTCCTGCGCGCGCGGCATGTCCGCCTGCATCACCAACTGGCCCTGCGCCCAGTACGTCATGCCCCGGTAAATCGCCGAAATGTCGCGCAGCAGCGACCAGGCATCAGCCTTGCCCTGCAGGTTCATGTCGCAGAGGAAGCGCGGCTCCTGGCCGCCCAGTCCGTTCGGCACCAACTGGTCGCAGTATTGAGCGATGCGGTACAGCTCCCACTTGTCGACCATGAACGGCTTGATGCGCTTGCCCAGACCGAAGCGGTCTTCGGTGCAAATGCCGTAGGTGATCCACGCCGGGTTATTGGTCCAGGCCGACTTCATCGAGCCGTCCCACGTCCCGGTGTAGGTGCGTTGGATTGGGTCGTAGTTGCTCGGCACCATCCAGCGGCGGGCCTTGCACTTCACGGTGACGGCCGGGATGTTGGTGAACTGCTCGGCGTCGAATTCGATGTAGAGCAGCGCAGTGTTCGGATAGCGCAGCTTGGCGTCGATAACTTCGGTGTAACCGGCCACCAGCATGGTGTCGGCGATCTTGTTGGTGTTCTGGTTCGGCGTCAGGCGGCGCACGCGGATCTGCCAGCCAGTGGCGGCGTCCGGGAGATCGATGCGACGCGAGCGCTCGTAGCGCGTGGTGGTCTTGCCGTCGACTGCGTCCACCAGCACCTGCTGATAGGCGCCGCCGTCGGTGGCGACGTCGATTGCGTACTCGACCCGGTAACCGCCGACATTGCCCTGATCATCGGAGCGTTGCAGCGCCGGCCAGGCCAAACGCATGCGCACGGCGGAAAGCTGGGTGTTGGTGATCGAGCGCACCCACGGCGAATCGCTGCGCAGCTCAATGTTCAGCGACGTCTCGTTCTCCACGGACGGAATGCCGGGGATGTAAGTCTGATCCACCGAGCCCGGGCGCCAGTCCCACTTCACGTTCGGAAAGTTGTAGTTGCCGCTGGCATCGCGGATCGGCGTGTTGTCCAGGTAGATGTCGTAATCGGTCGGGACGCTGTCGAACTCACCCTCGCCCACGGCGATCAGCAGCTTGGCCAGGTTGGTCGAGCGCAGGCTGTCGCTGGCTTCGGTCGGCGACTTCGGCTTGCTGCTACCGCCCTTCTCGCCGTGGATGTCGATCTTTGCTGGTGCGCCCATGCTTTCCTCCAGGCATAAAACAACCGCCTCACGGGCGGTCGGTGTGCTGCTGTCCTGATTACACTTTGTCTTCAGCCAGGATCGAGGCCGAGATAATCATCCCGCCCCACCGGCGTTCGCCGATGCAGATCGGCACCGGGTTGCCGCTGGCCGTGGTGTTCTTGGCGCTGCCGAAGGCGTAGGACGGGGAGTTTTCGGGCGACGCGCTTTGCTTTAGGCCTGAGGCTTGGGGGCTGAGCATCTGAATCACTCCGCCGGCAACGAGTGCAATGCCAACCGGGGCCAAAGCTTGAAACCCCGGAATGAACGACGCAGCAATCAGAACTGCGCCGATGATCGTTTGAAGCAGGCCGGCACGCTTGCTGCCGCCAACCACGGGCACGATGCGGATTTCCTGAGCGCCGCCCAGCGCGAAATCCCTCTCAGGTACGTTCTTTCTGTTTCGGAAAATGGCGAAGCGCAGACCGCGCCGCTCCAAGTCTTTGATCGCTGCGTTGAACCCCTCCAGCGTGCACTTCAGCGCCTTGAAAGCCTCGCCTACGGATCTGCTTCCCAGTTCGCGATAGTGAACTCGCCCAAACAATTTAATCAGCGGACCCGATAGAAGAATGGTCGTCATCATCGGGCCGCTGTGTGCAGTTGTTGTCACGGCTTTCTCCAGGCATAAAAAAACCGCCTTTCGGCGGCTGTTTTTTGGTGTTCAAAGGCAATCTTTTATCGCCTGCCTCATATTTCCGCGGCCATAGCCTGGCGACCATGCCATGCGCTGATACAGCGTGACGGAACTGCCCTTCGGTGCTTTGCGTATATCCAGCAGCTCGTCGGTCATATTGTTGCTCGCGACCAGTAATCTGTATCCGTTTTCTGTCTCGGACATTGAGGCTTCGCTTCTGGCGTCCTGCCATTTCGGAAAAACACACAGCGCATAGCGCTTAGGGTCTTTCGCGGTTGTTGCCTTGAAGCTCGGGTCATTTTTCTGAAGATCCCCAGGGGATACACACCCAGCCAACAGCGCCACCGCCAGCGCTCCTACGATCAATTTCATGCAGGTCACTCCTGTGGGTAAGGATGCACTGTAACCCGGCACTGTCCAGGCATCCAGCATGGACGAAAGGCCAGTAGCAACACCTATCCGCGCAAAGTAGCATTGCGCCATCATCCGCGCATTATGCGCTGGCTCATAAATGAACACGTTTTTTATAAAGGAAATAAATCATGGAAGACTTCGTGATACCACCAACTATCTATGTAGCCTTTGGGGTAGTCGCTGCGGGATTACTCGCTGGTTTCTTCTCGTTCCTAAACTTGGTTAGCGCTAAAGAAAATAAAGTATCAGAGTTTCGCCTATCTTGGGTTGATGGCCTCAGAGATGAAGTGGCGACTTACACAGCGGCAGTACAAGACCTAGTTAGAATAGAAAGCAGGTATGTAGAACTCGATTTCAGCCAATACACCCCCAAAGAGTTATGGGAAATCGACCAGCAGATTAGGAACGACAGCAGAGACTCCTATGTTAAATCAATTGAAAGCCTGTCTAAAATCCAACTAAGACTAAATCACGAACACATAGACAACTATAAAGAAAGCCATGAAGCAGTATTAATGTCTCATATAAACGAGGCAAAGAAATTTTTTAACGAAGGCGACTACACTGGGGCTGCCGCCCGCTGCGTAGACATACGAAAAGCCGCTGCACCACTTTTGAAATCAACTTGGAATCTCGTGAAAGGCGGGGAAGAAGAATATAAAAAAATCAGAACAACGGCCCAAGCGATCATTAAATATGGGACGGTATCGCTATTTTCTATAGCAGCTATTCTTGTGCTATTTTCGTTTGCATCAAATTATTATAAGACCTCTAAGCATGCTGCTGCCCCAACCACCTTCAACATCAAAGCAGAACTCGAAAAACAATCAATCATTCCAAAAAAAGAGCCTTCTGCCGCTCAACAAACAACGGATGAAGCTCCCGTCAACCATGACAACCCTCACTAAAAACAAAACCACTGCAAGGATGATCGGTTTTCTGTACCTGAAAAACGCTAGATATTCCATTGTCAAAACCGTGACCGGGCAATCAGCGGGATCATTTGAACTTATCACTCGCTTGTTGGCTAATGGACTCAGACTTTGGAATTTTACATTTGCACCGCCCCTGCTGCCTGACAAGCTGGCAATGCTGATTAATTGTAGGCAGTTTTTTGCAACAGCCAAATGTGATTTTCTCGTGCGGCGCTACCGCGACATTGATCAGTCGTGCGTGTTCATGCCTGAAAATAAGGCGCGTCCGCTCGAGCCAAGGGCTAATTTACAGCAGTTCTTTATGTCTTGCGCTGAGCTTCACCCGCAGCAGTGATCCGACGTAGATTCTCAACTAAACGCCTGCTCACTGCTAGATGTAGCCGCGCATCAGAATTGTTCAAATCTGCTAGGACTTCATAATCGGCCATCGCCCGCATTTGCTTTTGTTTTCGAATAGTCTTCCCGATTGATGCAAGACCTTTCGTGCCATTCATGAATCTACGGATGAGAATTTCGTGGGCCGTCTTGACCGAATTATCTATTGGAAGACAAAGCGCATCCGCCGCAATCAGTGCCTGGTGATACAAAGCGTAATAGCTGCGCCCTATACATGCACGACTATTAACCTCTTCTGGAAACTTAACTAACTCTTCCGCAAGCAACAATAGATCATCGCTACACACCGACATAATAGCCATCCGCCGCGAGAATATTGGCTCCGCGCTCATAAGGCGCTACGCCGATTGAAAGTACCTTATCAATATCTTCATCAAACTCATCAAGTAGAGCTTCATCAATTGCCAGATCGAGATCAACTAGCTGATCTGTAGTACCTTTTACAACGAACCGGTAGAGAATGCCTTCATCTTCCATGGCGAAAATATCGAATGCAATAAATGGATGAGCAGAAAAAGATTTCACTACACGTGCAGCGGTTGCGACTCTCAGCGCGACTTGCTCGTCGGTCGCACCTATCTGATCCATTATCATAGCAGCACGAATTGTTTGAATACTGATCTCGCCGTCTTGCCTTCCAGATCGCAAGTAGAGATCCCGAGCCATCTGAAACATCCCCGTATGAACGCAGGTATCCGCTAGACCCGACAACCCTGCATTATTCGCACTCGCTATATCAATATTGGAAATGATACGCTTGGACATTTCAACTTCCCCGCAGATATAAAGAGCGTGCGCGGTCGAAATTGATACGGCCAAATCCTCTAAGCCGCTTTGCTTCGCTAGTAGAAATAGTTCAATCGCATTATCTGTTTTCATTTGATAAGCATAGAGGTAGGCTTGCTCATGCAGCGCTACTGCCGCAATATTAAACCTAGATCCGGGATCCACGAGTAATTTGTCAAAACGATTAAATAATCGTCTGATTTCAATCTCATCAACAAAATGATTCAGAGCGATTTTATCCCAGAGATTTCGTCGCTCTTCAACCAGCTTATTGATCGCCAACCTTGGCTCGGGCTGCATGGAATTCCCTCATGCAAAGACCTCAGAGTATTTCGCTTCGTCGAGTTAGTCGATACTGGTCAGGCATACACATCACTGAGCAGCTTCATGGCGCAACACTATTCGTGTGCGGTCGAGCCACGGCCCGCCAAAGACAATGACCTCAGATGGCCTGCCGTACAGGTGGTGCAGCAGGAACGGCCCGGGGCCGAATGTCGCAGCATCCTCACCTGGCAGCGCCGGATCGGTGCCGAGGAAGATACCCGCGTGGTTCGGGTAAACGGTGCGCCCAACTTCCATCACGATCATGTCGCCGCGCTGCGGCTGGTCGACTCGGTAGAAGCCGGCGTCCTCGTAGTTTGCTTCGTACAGGCTGATGTTTTCCTTGCTCTCCCACCAGCCATCCGCGCGCTTGAACGCTTCGAATTCCAGCCCCCACTCGCGCTTGTACCAATCGGCGCAGACCTGCCAGCAGTCCCACGCCCCGTGCACAAATGGCCGTTTCAGCAGCGGCACCTCGCCGGTCGGCACGATGGTGCGCAGGTCACCTTCCGGCCAGCTCAGGATATGCCAAGGCATCGCGGTCGCTTCGCACATGGCGAGGTCGCGCGGTGAAGGTCGGCTGGTCGCGTCCGGATGCGAATGCACCACACCGATTACCTCACCGATGTCCTCGGCCGCTGCGTACTGCTCAGGATCGATTCGGAACTCTTCGTTGGGCTCGGTAGAGACGTTGGTGCAGGGGAAGTATTGTTGCTTGCGTCCGATCGCCAGCAGGAGCCCGCAGCACTCTTTGGGGTACTCGGCAGCCGCGTGCGCCAGGATCGCATTCAAGATGTGCTTTCGCATGTCAGTTCCTTGCGATCAGGGAAACGGCCGGGAAGCCACCAAACGGCAGCGGATTACCATCGCCGAAGCGCGGGATGCAACCCTTGCCCAGCGTGGCGTCACACTCGTCCAGTTCAGGGTTGTCGGTGATCACGCCGTCCTTCGTGACGTACGGTCCGGTGTAGCCGCAGTTCGGCCCGCGATATCCGCCGGTGAGACACCAATGGCAAAGGGTTGTGGCTTGTCGGCCGATTGATTCATTGCCGACGTCGCCCGGGCTGGCAAGCTCCCAACTGACCGTCTCCCCGTCCTCGTTCGTCTTCTGATCGATGTACCAGACCTCGATCGTCTCTTGGGTTGGATCTGCCGTTGGGTTGCCGGCCGGGAAGTTGGCGGGATCGAGATAGCTGCCCAGCGTGTGGCGCATCGTCAGCTTGAACTCGAGCAGGTCTTCGAACGCCAAACAGAGCGCGGTGATGCGTCCGTTGACGTTGCCCACCGACAGCGTCGGCCGTACCGCCGTGCCGTCGCCGTTCGCCTCTATGCCGTCGATCTGCATCGGCCAGGCGCTGTACTCGTTGCCCTGCCAGTAAATCGCTTTGGCCGGCAGCTGGTCAGCATCGGCGCCGGCGGCAATCACCTCGGCCGGCGTGTGCGGTATCGCGTGCCCGTGGAAGCGCAGGATGTCCGCGCCGTACTCCGTGCCGTCCAATTCAAAGAGCAGCACTTCGCTGCCAGGCTCAAGCACCTGGATGTCACTGATCAGCGGCATGATTGCCCCTTATGGTTGGAATGCCCGCTCGAAAGTGGCGGTGAGTTTGAAGACCCCGCCGCCCATTGGCGTAGGAGCGGGATTTTTGCAGGTGAACAGCCCGAGCTCGCCGAGCGGCGTTGTCCAGAGAAAGGCCTTTGCACCGGCGTGCCGGTCGAGGAACTTCATGATCTCCAGCACCGTGGTCTTTTGGCCGACGCAGGTAACCGGGTAGGAGTCCTCTTTGTTGTTCGGTCCGTCGCCGACGTTCTGCGCGTAGCCGTTGCCAAACTTCGAGGTGCGCACCCGATAATTGATATCGGGTGTTTCCCCGCGCTCGGTTGGCCAGGTGAATTTCTCGATGGCCATCAGGCCCTCCCATTTGCACGTCGGAAGCTTGCACCGCCTGGCTGCCAAGAGTCGGCCACAACTCTTTCCGCCACGGCTCGCATCTGTGTTTGAAGGTTTTTCGACAGGGCTTGCTGGTCAATCTGCATGCCTTCTGAGCTGCGATCCTCTGTCACCACCGTGACCGGTGCGCTGATGCTGATCGCAGTCCCGGAGCCACCGCCGGCCGCAAGAACACCCAGCTTGCCGCTGGAAGTCCGGGTCAGCGGCATGATCGCCTCCGGCCCCGCCTCCCCCATGACCCCCGCCCGGCCGCCGGCCATCCCGAAGGCGGTCGGTGCGCTGACGATGCTGTTGGTGAAGGCGCCGCCGTTTGCGAACATCTGCACGCCCGACGACCAGGCACCACCGAGCGCCTGCGGGAAGTAGTTGCTGGAATAACCAGCCGAGGACGCGCCGAGATTCGAAGACGTTGCACCAGCAGATCCAGCCGCCAGCCCGTTACCGCCGCCTCCGCCAGTGAAGTAACTGGTGGCAGCACCGACAAGGCTGCTCAGCAACGCAGAACTGGCCTGACGGGTCGCGATCCGCGCCATGTCCGCCAGAATGGACTTGGTGAATTCGGCGAACGATAGCTTCCCGGTCATGGCGAAGTTGACGACCGCATCCTCCATCGAGCTGAAGGCGTTGCCGAACAGGGTTTTCGTCTGGCCGGCAATATTGCTCGCCGAGTCCAGGTAGTTGGCCCAGGCCGATGTCGCGCCTTTGGTCCAATCACCTTGCGCCTTTTCCACATCCGCGTAGTTCTGCCGGATTTGGTCGGTGGCCGCCTTGTTCGCGTCGGCGAGCGCCTGCGACTTGCGGGAGAACTCTTCCTCCGACATGTTCCGCGACGGGTCAGACTTCTGATTCGCGAGCTCCAGCGCTTGCTGTGCGAACCGGTCTTGCTGGCTGTTCAGCTCGTTGTTGAGAGCGTTCTGACGATCGCCCTGGCCGACGCCGAGAACGGCGCGCTGCCCTGCCAATTCCAGAGCCCTCTGTTGCTGGGCCAAGGCTTGGACGTAGGTCGTGATCGACCGTTCTTGTCGAGCAAGGCGACCGGTCTCGTTCGTGGCCAGAACCTCAAGCTGGCTGTCCGCCTCTTTTTGCGCCTTGACCATCCCTGCTCGCGCATCAGCGATCTTCTGGTCGAGTTGGATGCTTTGCGCAGCAGAAGTGGTTTTCTTCGCCTTGGCGGCTTCCAACGCGGTGATTTCAGCCTCGTAGGCTGCGGTCACTTCATCGCGCTCGTTGCCGATCAGCGCTTCGCGTTTCAGGGCATAGTCAGCCTGAGAAACGAGCCCGGCCTTCTGCGCCGCGTCCAGTTCCTTCTGGGCGTTTTTGTATTCCTCGCTGATGGTCGTCAGATTGTTTTTGGCGTTGTTGAAACCGGTCAGGTCGACCTGAGTGCCAGCGGCTTTCGGATCCTTGAACTGGTCGTTGATGTTCGCCAGATTCTTGTCGATCGCGGCCTGATTCAGGCGCGGGTCGTTAGGGGCGACCTTGCGAATATCTTCGAGCTGACGCTTGTACTCCTTGATCGCCTCGGTGCGCTTCTGCTCGTTCGTCCACGCCGATTTGGTGAGAGCGTCGACCTTCGTCATCGACGAGACGGCATCGCCTTGGGCCTTTGCCTGCTCACCTTGCCACTTGGCGATATCGGCTTCTGCGGCCTGCTGGTCCTCCAGCATGTTGAGCCGATTTTGATAGAGGTCGATCATCTCCTGCTTGTTCTGGAACAGGCCTACGTCGCCCGCCTGAGCGCCCGCCAAGTCACGGCGGGCTTGCTCGATATCAGCGCCAATATCGGGACGCCCGATATTTTTCAGATTGTCGGCCGCCCGGGCGACGGCGTTGTAGCCCCTCTCCCAAAAGCTCAGATTCTCGAGGATCCGCGGAGTGCGCTCGTTGATCGCATCGGCGAACGATTCGGTGGCCAGCTTGACAGCGCCGGCATGGTCGCCCTGCTTCTCCAGTGCGGTAATCTGCGAGTAAACCGACGCAGTGAGATAGTGGTACTGCTCATTCAGCGCGGCAGATGCCTTGACCGGGTCGTCGGCGAGCTTGGCGAACTCCGCGACAGTCTCGCTAACGGCCTTGCCGGTCGCTTCCTGCATCGACACCGCTGCTTGAGTGATGCCCGTAAAGCTTTCGCCAGCAATCTTTCCATTGCCGGCCAGCAGCGCGAGAACCTCAGCGGCTTGCCCAGTAGTGCCGACAGTCGCGCTCACCTGACGCGCCATATCGCCGATCTGTCCAGCACTCACACCGGCGTAATTGCCGGTCAGGATCAGCGATTTGTTGTAGCTGTCCTGCTCCTCGCTGCCCTTGTAAAAAGCGTATGCAAGACCGCCGGCGGCGGCAGTGGCCAGCGCCAGCGGGCCGAGAATCGCCAGCAGGCCCGCCGCGCCTTCACCTGCACCGGCACCCAACTGCGCGACTGCGCGAACGCCGCTGCCCCAATCCCCCGAAGACAGTGCATTCCCCAGCTGCACCACATTTTCCTGCGCCTGGCGCGAGCCGAGGCGCAACTTTTCGAAGCCGGTGCTGGTTTTGTTGAGCTTGTCGTAATCCTTATCGATCTTGCCCAGCGCGGCGTTGTACTCATCCTGGCTGATGCGGCCGGCGTCCAAGTGCTTGCCCAGTTGCTCTACCTGAGTATCCAGCTTTGCCAGTGCGGCGCGGGCCGGGTCGATAGCACCCAGCAGGCTGGTCAGTGCCTTCTGTTCATCCATGGCCGACTTGGCCAACGCGACCTGCTGCTTGTCGAGCTGCGCCGATATCTTCGCGGCCTCAGCCTCGCCATAAGCGCCGGTCTTGGTCAGCTTCGCGAGCGCTTCCCGCTGCTTTGCGAGATCCTGCGTGGTCTTGGCGTTGGTAGAGAGCGATTTCTCCATCGCCTGCATTTCGTTCATCAACGAAACGGCGGACTGCTCGGCGCGGCCGCCGGCCTTCGCCATTTCATCCAGGCTGGTTTTGGCCTGAATAGCGTCGGCCGAGTCGATCTTGACGCCGAGTTCTGCAATGTTCATCGACTCACCTTGAATAGATGCCCGCGTTTACGGGCTGTTTTCCCTTTCCTCTGCCATGACGCGCAGGGCTTCGCCTTCCAGCACCTGAAGGTCAGGGAAGATTTCAGCGAGTTTCTTTTTCTTGATGCCGAGGAAAGCGGCCACGTCGCGGATGCTGCTGTAGTCGAGACCAATAGCGCCGCCGGCGCCGACACGCCACTGAGTGGACATCCTGTTGAACAGGAGGAAGGCTGGCCAAAGACATGGCCAAACTTCGAATTCCTCTTCAATGTCCTCGGCGTCCAACCCGAATGCGGCAAGTTGCTCCGCATTCGGAGGGGGCTCATACATGGCGCGGGCGGCGCGAATCAGTTTCCCGTGCGGGCCTTGGCGTAGGCCGCTTGGTAGGCATTTACCACGGCCTCGGTTGCACCGTGGCAAGAAGTCACCAGCGCCTTGATGCCCTCGTCGTCGAACTTGTCATCGAACTCCCAGCCAACAACCAGATCCTTGATCTGCTGCACTTGGTTTTCGGTGTCGACCGCAACGATCTGCGACATCGTAGGCTTGTCGCCGAACTGTTCGAGACTTTGCTTTTGTCGCTGATTCCATCCATCGAACAGCGCGGCAAGTTCGATGCGGTCTCGATATTTGAAAGTGAATTCCACCTTCACTGGGTCTTGGCCAACTACCGGGACCATCACTGCACCGGTGAAAGTTGGCGCTTGCGCAATCTTGAACTTCGCCATGATCAGGCCCCGCCGCCAGCAGCAACCGGCGCGCGATACGCGGTGATTTCAGCGTTGATGGTGAAGCCAAAGGAAACCGCTGCACCTTCGTTGCGCACCAGCGTCGGGGTTTTGTTAAACGATGCATAGCCTGCGTAGTAGATCGTTTTGCCGTTGGGCAGCGACATACGCAAGATGCGCACTTCCTTCTCTCGATCGGCCTTATCCAGCTCTTCGTACCAGGCCAGGCTGTCATCGTCAGCCAGTTGGAAAGCGAACGCCTGCGCATTTTTGGTGGTCGGGATCTGCTTGTCACGGCGCGCTTCGAGCGGCGCGTAAGTCCAGTATTGCTGCTCGCCGCCGGACATGGAGTTGCCGATCACCTGATTGACCGCTACCCAACCGGTCACTTTCTTCGCGGTACCGCCGCTGATGCCATCGGGAAAGAAAGCCACGTTGGACGTGTCGATGCCTTCCAGAGTGAATGCGCCCGCCGCCGCGTTGGATACACGCACGGCGCGCTCGTTGATGTCCTCCCAGCCGGACGTGATCAGAAGGATATCGCCATTGGCAAAGCCATTTGCGGCGCTGGTTGCGACACCGGGGTTGGCGTTGCTGATTGCCGAAATGAGCTTGGCGGCGGCGAATCCGCTGGAAATTGAAAGCGTCGCCCCGTTGGGGAAGTAAACAGACATGGGTTTTCCTCTTTGCAGAAATGACAAAACCCGCTCAGAGGCGGGTTCAGGATTTGCCCAACGGGCGGGTTATGGCGTGGTGTCGGACCGGTATGAGAACGACAGCGGGACGGTGTAGGTTGAATCGCCACTGATGCCTGGGCCGACATCTACAGGCGTCATGGGCGTTACGACGAAACCATTCTTCACGTCGCGCACATAAAGCGGAAATAAAGCGATGATCTCGGCAGCAATAGGGTTGGTTTTCGCTTTACCGTTGCCGGCCGGGGAAATGATGCTGATCTGAAACACACCGGTATACAGCCGGTGATCGCCGCTGAGCGTGTTGCTCGCCGTGTCGCCCGGGATTGTGAACGCCCGCAGATAGGTCTCGCCTGCCGCCGGGGTGTAGGCCATGTTCTCAAAAACGATCTTGAGCTTTTCCGACCTGGCAGCGTTCCAGGCTATCAGCTTTGCCTCGTAGATCGAGGCGATGATTGCATGACTCATACCTGGTTGTTCCTGATGGCCTCCAACACGATTTGCTGGAAGCGAGCCACGGTTACCCGAACCATGCCGCCGGGGGCCTGGGTCGAATGGCCGAACTCCAGCGGAATCGCATAGGGCAAATTGTTGATGATGTAGGCCATCTGGCCAGCGGTGAAGTCGCTCATTGCGGCGACCAGCGCGGCAGTGGTTGCGGCGCCCTTTGGGTCCACCTCGTCAAAGGTGACGTTTTCGACTACGCCGAGCGAAATGTGCCAGTTCGCACGGAACCGGCCGCCGACGTAGCCTTCTGGCGCCGTGACGTCCATGCCGTCGTTGAACTTGCGGCCTTTCTTGAGCCTGCCGCCCTTGGTCAGGTTGGCCGGGTCGCTGCGCAGCGCAGTGTTGTGTTCGTCGACAGCCTTGTTGTACTCGGTCGAGACTGCGTTCTGAGCCCAGATCTCTGGATTACCCACGGGAGACATGCGGATCAGGCTGCTGCCGACCTCGATAATGATCTCGCGCACACTGGCATCGATCGCTTCGCTGGTCTGCGCCGCGAACTCGGCCAGGCTCAGGGCGAAGCTGCCGGATTGAGCGGCCATGTCATTTCCTCAGTTGCGCCGTCCACGTTGCATCAGCAGGGTCCGCAGACACGTTCATCACCCGCAACCCGTTGACGATATCGCCGATGGCGGGCTCGGCCGGTGCAGCTGTCGGCGAGCCCGCCTCCGAAACGAACAGCTCGTTTTGCAGCACCAATAGCTTCTTGTCGGTGGTTTGGATCAGTGAGCCGTCGATTTCCTTGGACAGGTAGCTGCCCAAGACGCCGCGCCCCATGTAAGTGATGGTCGCTTCCGGCATCTCGCCGCCCAGGTCGGGGTCATACTCGCCCGCGACCTTACGCACACCGGTGACCGGCTTGACCGCGTCAGCGAGGCCGTCAGGATCGTCGAACGCCTCAGCCATTTCGGCCTGAATCTCTTCGCGCATACTCATGATCAGATCCTTTTCAGCATCATCACGCCGGAGCGCTTGATCCAAGGCTCCAGCAGCGCCAGGGCGAAGTTCACACCCGCCGACCGATCAGTAGATCCGGCCACGTAGGTCTTGCTCACAGACGTGCCGGACTGAGCCGAAACCGTCTTGCTCTGCACTTCCTTCTGTGTGGCCGTGTACAACTTGCCCGCTGCCGCTTCTTTGGCGACCTGGGCGCCGGCTGTCTTGATCTCGGTAGGAACCGGATCTGGAACAACCCGCTTGATCTTGGCCGTGAGCCAGGCGTTGGCCATGGTCACAGCAAGGACCGGATCACCGGCGCCGGCCCAGCCAGGACCCAGCGAAGCGTCAACATCGGCAACGGTGATGAAGTCGGTCATGTGCGCGTCCTTACTCCTTCGGCACCAAGGCCTGGAGGTCTTCTTTCAGTGCGGTGGATTCGAAGGTGATGCCGTTACTGGTGAGCCACTCTTTCAGCTCCGGCACCTTCATTTTCAGGGGGTCGGTTTCGGCACTTTCTGGCTCTTTTCCGTCCGAAACTTTGATGCCGGCCGCTTCGTATGCATCGTAAATGTCACGCGCATCACCCTCGATGACCACCTCAGTGGCAGTGCCAATGACGCCGAAGAATTCGCTCAGCAGGCGGTAGCAAACGCCGCGCTCTTTGCCCGGATTGTCCGTGTAGATAACTTTCATGAATCACCTCAATGCAGCCCGGCGCCCTTGCGGACGCCAGGGTAAGTGAAGGCCGGATTACGGCGTGGTGGTACCGCTGATGACGGCGGCGAATGGGACCTGCTTGCGGCTGAACACGCGTTCCCAGTTCGCAGCAGCGGCATACTGTGTCGCTGTCGGGCTGAGGTTCTGAGCCTCGGAGCCTTTCCAACTGAAGCCGGCAGGCTGGAGGATGTACGTCTTCCGCTCCCACAGCACCTCAGCACCGCCGCCATTACCGCCGCCCGGCTTGCGTTCGATCTCCACCGGCACCTTCGGCGTGCCTTCGCCGTAGCCGAATGCGCCTTGGCCGAAGAACACCGACAGGTACTTGCCAGCGCCGTACACCAGGCCATCGTCCATGAAGACCGGCTTGCCCAGGTAGGTGGCCAGGATGATCTTGCCGTCGGAGTCGCGCAGGTACTCGATGAGGTCCTGCTTGACCATT